AAGACGCCCGGCAGCTGCGTATTGCGCTTAGGCGGGTGTTTGAACCCGCCCCCGGGGCAGGGAGCGTCACGCTTAGCTCCATCCACCGGGCCAAGGGGCTGGAGTGGGACTGCGTGATGTTGCTGGACGGGTGGCGAATAGAGCCTGTGTGGCTGCGCAGGCGGGCTATCGAGCAGCCCGACGGGCAGGCACCGGCGCAGTTGGCGCAGGAAAGAAACCTGAGGTATGTCGCCGAGACCCGAACGCGGCACACGCTGGTGTTGGCAAACCTGGAGGATTTCAGATGACTCGTTACGTGAAGGTTGGGGATTTGGTGCTGGCCGAGGTAGCCGGCCGGAAGGTTTACGGCTGGGTGGAAGAGCTCGGTCGGAAGCAGCGGCCCGACGGCCGGTTTCGGAACATGTGCCGGCTGCGGCTCAAGGACACAGGCGAGATGGTCTGGCGCCGATGCGGCGCGGTGAAGAAGGCCCCGGGCCAAGGCCCCTCAATGAATGGAGACTTCGATGAAACTGCATGATCCGGAACGACTGATGATCGCTGGCCGGCCGGCCTATGGTCGCCCGGCGATCGCCGCACTGCCGCCGCTAAGCTGCTGGCCCCTCGATCCCCTCCGCGTCCGGGTCTCCGCGATGCTGGAGTACGGTGTGGCGTCGTTTCGCTGGTTCCACGCGGAAGTTCCCGCGAGTGAGCTCCCGGGGGTGCTTGCCCGATACGAGGACGATCCGGAGGGACTCCTGGCGGAGCTCTTTGGGTATGAGGTCAGGGAGCAGGACGGCCCGGTGGGGGCCAGCCCAGCGGACGACTTGGCCCCTGCCGAGTCCGGCATAGAGATCAGCGCGGATGACTTGGACTTTTGACGGAGTGGGGAAAGGGCCGACCCTCGGGCCACGGTTGACCGTCAACATCGGCAACCGACATTCCCCATTGCCACCCCCGCACCCACGCCTTACCCTACCCCCAATTCACCCATAGGCCTCTTGCCATGCCAATCACAATCCGCATCAAACAGCACCCCTTCGTCCTCTCTCGGCAGTGGACCGAAGGCCATAGGCTTACAGCCGGGGAAGCCCAAGCGCTTACCCAGCTCTTCGCAGAGAACGTTCGGAACAACTGCGCGAAGTGGGTCGAGCGCGAGTGCGACGACGGCGGCGAGCTCAGCGCGGAGCAGCACCTAGCGCTGCAGGACCGCATCGCCGCCTACGCGGAGCAATACCAGTTCACTGCCCGGCCGCCCGCCCCGGTGCCGATCGGCCCGGTGGAGCGCCACGCTAAGGAAATCGCTCAGGAGCGGGGACGGATCGAGCTCGGCCTTGGCCCGGATGAACCGGTGCCCAGCGACATTGTCACCAAGTACGAGCAGACGTTAGAGGTCCAGCAGGAAGCCCGACGGCGCGCAAGCGCGGAACGGGAAGCGGCAAGGCAGGTGCTAGCGGAGCTAGTCCGAGGTGGGGCGCCGGGCGTGCCGTGACCGACTCGAGGCCAACCCCATGCCCCTGACCAAGGATGAAGTGACCATGCTGCTCGACCGCGCGATGGCGGAGCCGATTGGCCTACTCATCGCGACGAATGACCCGGAGAGGCTTCGGCAGAAACTCTACGCCGCACGCGCCCGGGCGGGTAGTCGTTACGAGCTCCTGCAATTCCGCATGAGTCCGTGGCCGGAAGGCCAACTTGTGGTATGCAAGCGCACGGTGGGGGCGCAAGCGCGCCCAGGGGGCGCCGCCAGCCTTCGGCCCTCGGCGGCCGACGAACAAGCACTGCTCGACGCAATAGACCTATAAGGAGGGCCTTCTGGCCATGTCAAAGAAATCCCCGCTTCCGCAGTCCCGCCGACACCTTCTCATCTTTGATGAGGACTGGGAGTTCTTAGAGTCAGTTTACGGAAAGGACAGCGGCCCCGGTAGCATTGGCACTGGGGTCGCAGTGCGGAAGTTCATCCACAGCTGGGTCGGGATGCTCAAGGCCCGGGCGTTAGCGCGACTTGACGCAACGGGTGCCGAGGGCGCCCCAAGCGAGGAGACCCTATGATGACCACTGTTGGCAAACTGCCGCAGTCCAACGCCCTGGCCGAGGCCACCCCGGAGTCCCTTGCGGAGCTGTTCAGCCGGATGCCTACACCTGCAGACATGCCGAAGCTCATCGCTGAGCTTCGCGCCCAACGCGCTCGGTGGGCAGCCGCCGAGGCTGCGGGGAAGCCCGTGCGGAGTACGCGCACGACCAGCCCGCTCGGGGAAGTAGTAAGCGCGAAGGACCTGGATTTTTGACCGCCCCCAGTGGGTTCGGAGGACCAGCAGATGACCGATCCAGTCCAGGCGCCAGATGCGCCTCTGGCGCCCAACCCCTCGTTCAGTGAGCAACTACCGGGCCTGCAGCTCGGCATAGACAGCACCTCGTTGGGGGCCTTCAAAACCTGCCCGCGTTTCTACCAGCTCTCGATCGTTGAGGGCTGGGAGCCCCGGCAGCAATCGGTGCATTTGGCCTTTGGCCTGTGGGTGCATGGTGCCCGGGAGCTCTACGAGCACAAGCGCCAGCAGGGGCTCGACCACGACGCGGCGCTCTGCGAGGTGATGCTGTGGGTGATGCTTGAGACCTGGGACTCCGCACTTGGCCGGGGGTGGGCCAGCGGCCACAAGCTCAAAAACCGCCTGACGCTCGTCCGCAGCGTGTGCTGGTATTTGGACGAGTTCGGGGCGAACGATCCACTAGAGACAGTGGTGCTCGCAAACGGCCGGCCGGCGGTGGAGCTAAGCTTCAAGTTCGACTCGGGGTTCGCGTTCTCCAATGGCGAACGAGTGACGTTCTGCGGGCACCTAGACCGGGTAGCAACACTCGGCGGGGAGCCGTTCATTCAGGACATCAAAACCACGGGCAGCACGCTCAGCGGGTATTTCTTCGACCAATTCACCCCCGGGAACCAGTTCAGCATGTATGCCCTTGCCGGGCGAGTGGCGTTCGGGGTTCCCGCCAAGGGGATCATTGTGGACGGCATGCAAGTCGCCGTTGAGTTCACTCGGTGCCAACGGGGGCTGGTCACGCGCACCGAGGCGCAGTTGACCGAATGGCTCTCGGACAGCTACGCTTGGCTGCGCCAAATGGAGAACGCGGCCATTGCGCAGCACTGGCCACAGAACGACAAGAGCTGCGGGTTGTATGGCGGATGCCAGTTCAAGGAAGTCTGCAGCCGAAATCCGAGTGCCCGTCCGGCGCTTCTGCGGAGCCAATTCCGCCGGAGGGTGTGGAGTCCGATGACAAGCCGCGGGGATGTGTGAGCAGGGGGCCGAAGGCCCCTCGGCGGCCCCTCGGCCCCACCATTCCTCAACCACGAAAGACCAGTCACAATGCCCAGCTTCAATGACTTTGCCTCCAGCCAAGTGACCAAGATGCTGTTAGTCGGTGACAGCGGGAGCGGCAAGACCGGCGCGCTGATGTCCCTGATCGCTGCAGGATATAACGTGCGCATTCTGGACCTTGATGCCGGGGTGGCGGTGCTGAACGATTACCTCAAAAATCCCAACAGCATTTACACTCGGCCCTTCCCGGGGCTGTGGACTGCCGAGCAAGCAAAGACATTGCTCACTCGGGTGTGCTACGAGACCGTGACGGACAAGATGCGGAATGTCAACGGGAAGCTCGTTCCCAAACAAGCCACGGTTTGGCAGCGGGCGGCGAAGCTCCTCGATGGCTGGCCGGAGTTCGGCCCGATCAGCTCGTGGACGCCCCAGGACGTGCTGGTGATCGACTCCCTGACCTTCCTCTGCAACGGCGCGCTCAACTTTGTGCTGATGATGAACGGCCGGCTCGGGCAACAGCCCCATCAGTCGGATTGGTATCAGGCGCAGCAGCTCGTGGAAGCCCTCCTGCAGATGCTCTACGATGACAACGTGGGGTGCAATGTAATCGTAAATTGCCACGTGGTGCTGATCGGGGAGGAGAATGGCCCGCAGCGGGCATACCCGGCCAGCCTCGGGAAGGCCCTCAGCCCGAAGATCGGCCGGTATTTCAACACCGTGCTGATGGCAAAGACCGTCGGGACGGGGACTGCGGCCAAGCACAAAATCCTGACCCAGAGCGCCAACGGGCTGGAGCTAAAGACCACCGTCCCGCTCAAGGCCAAGGCCGAGTATGACCTCGCCACCGGCCTTGCGGAGTATTTCGCTGCGGAGCGTCAACAGGACGCCCCTGCGGCAGTGGCGGCCACCGGCCGCCCATCCCCATAGGTTGTGCGTGACCAGTAAGCGGAACGCTCTTTCCCGTGCGATAGCACAGTCACTTCGATAAGGAACCACTGAAGATGCCTGATTTCTCAGCTCTGCTTCAAGCCCCGTCTGGGACCTCCAAGCGCCCGAGCGCGCTGCCCGTCGGTGACTACCCGGGGGTGGTCAAGTCGTTCGAGCTTCGGGAGGCTGATCCCAGCAAGGACTACACGACCATCATTCGGTTTTACGTCGTTCCGACGGGCTGGCCCGACGATGTCCCGGAGGAGGACCGGCTCGACAACGGCGTGCCGATCGAGTTGTCCAAGCGTCAGCTGCGCCGGGACTTCTACGATCATCGGCTCTTCGATCTGGACGAGTTCCTGAAGAGCTGCGGAGTGGAGCCCGACGGGACGCGTTATGTGGAGCTGCTGCCGCGAACGATCGGAGCCCAGGTGACGATCGAGGTCCAGCAGTATATCAACCAGCGGACCAATGAGCCGGGCAACCAAGTCGGGCGCCTGTTCGGGCAGCACCCGGTATAGGCCGACCCGAAGGCCCCCCCCAAGGGCCCTGACCTGACGTAACTTGTGCCGGGGTGGGAGTGCGGATAGGACTCCGCCCTGCCCCGGCATTTTTCCCGGGGAAAGGAGTGCGGGCACAACCCCGTTCAACCAATGATCGTAACAGACCAGTTTGTTCGCTTACCTCTCACGGATGTGTTTGTTGCTCGAGACGACCGCCAACGCCGCGCGCCGAGCACGAAGGGCCTCATCGAGTCAATACGCACCCGCGGGGTGCTCAACCCGATAATCGTCGAGCGGAGCCCCTCGGGCCAACCGCCCCATCGGCTGGTGGCCGGCGAGCGCAGGTTGCTGTGCAGTAAAGAGCTGGGCTTGCCGGACATCCCGGCGAGGTTTCTCGAAGACCTCAACCCGATCGAGGCTCAGATCGTTGAGCTCGAGGAAAATATTAAGCGGCAGGACCTGGAATGGCAGGAAATTGTTCAGACGGTCGGGAGCATTCATTCGCTGTATTGTAAGCGAGAGCCGACCTGGACGCATGAACAGACCGCAGAAGCGCTGGGCTTGACGCGCGGCACGGTGTCGCTCTACATGCGCGTATTCGCGGACCTGAACGATGAGCGCGTGCGCAACGCGGGGACTGTCCGGGAGGCATTCAATCTGCTCACCCGGCGAGACTCCCGGCAGGCCGCAGAGCAGCTTCAGGGGATCGTCGATGACATTATGGGCCTGGCCCCGGTGCGGCCACCCAAAGAGACCAGTCCCGAAGCGCCCGAAGCGCCCAGCCCCGAGGGCCCCAGCCCCGCCCCTATGGCCTCGCCTGCACTGTGGCTGGCCGACCCGGCCCGTTCGATCTTGCATGAGTCATTCATACACTGGGCACCCAAATACACCGGCCGGAAGTTTAATCTGATCCACTGCGACTTCCCCTATGGCATCGAGGCGTTCGCGGGGCCGCAGATGTCCCAAGCGGCTGACAGGCTGTACGATGACAGCGCGAGCAATTTCTTCAAACTCCTCGAGTGCCTGTGCACGAACCTGGATCGGCTGCTGTCCCTCAGCGGGCATCTGATGTTCTGGTACTCGGAGCGCAACGGCAAGCAGATGCGGGAGATGTTCGCGGCGCTGGCGCCGGAGCTTGCCCTGCAGCTGCATCCCCTCATCTGGGTTAAGTCGGACAACTCGGGCGTCGCGCCGGACAGCCGGCATGGCCCCCGGCACATCTACGAGACGTGCTTGCTAGCCACTCGGGGCAAACGTCAGATCGTCCGGGTGGTAGGGGATGCGTACTCGTGCCCGACGGACAAAGCGCACAGCAACGTTAGTGTGAAGCCCGAGCCGATGCTTCGGCACTTCATGTCGATGCTGGTGGACGAACACACCGTGATGCTCGACCCGACCTGCGGACTGGGAAGCGCGCTGCGAGCGGCCGAGAGCCTCGGGGCTTCCTACGTCCTGGGC